ACTACCTTGGTTAATAACTGGGGATAAAGATGAGGTAATTAGAGTAAATCAAAATATAGTAAAATTAAGAGAACAACAACTCAACATAAGTGGGCTTGGAGAATATCTAAAATTTAATTATATTAAGTTCTATAAATAAAGTTGTAATAAGTGTTTTGGTTAATTGAGAATAAAGAACAATTTTCAAAGTTACAAAATAGTGGTTTTAAAGAAGTATTTGTAGAGATTATCCCAAATAATCCTTACCAACACCCTTCCCAAAACTCAATTTGTGCCTTTTATGTAAGACCTATTGTAGGNCATAAGGGATACATTCTACCTATCTCTCACCCCGAATGTGAAAGCTTATTTGAAGATGAGGTTTACCTATGGTTAAAAGGNTTAGATAANTTATATGTAAGGGATAAAAAAGAATTNCTACATTATACAATATTTAAGCAACTTGTAGACATAACACTTCACTCTCCTCCGTATATACTTCCACAAACAACAGCACACACCACCCTTTATAGGAGATTTCCCGATCTTTTAACAGTAAATCAATTAGTGCCAATTACCAAACATTATGAGGTTTGCGAGCAAGCATATGATGATTTAGAGCACCGCGTTAATTCCCGCGTAAACCCGTTTTATAATGACAAAGCTACATTAGTGTTCAATGCAATTGAGCGTAATGGCATAAAAATAGATAAATAAAAATGAATTTGAAAAACATTTCCACCCAGTTGATAACGAATTTGTCCACACCGTTTATAATTTCAAGACGCTTACTACACGTCCTTCAAACAAGTTTGGAGGAGTCAATTATGCGGCGCTTTCCCACAAGAACGGTTCTAGAAAAAGTTTTATACCAAATAACGATAAATTTGTTGAGTTTGATATTAGTGCCTATCATCCTACTTTATGTGGTATGCTTGTTGATTTTGAGTTTGATAGTGGTGACATTCATGAGTCTTTTGCAAGCATGTATGGTGTTGATTATGCTAAGGCAAAAGAATTAACGTTTAAACAACTATACGGAGGAGTATTTAAGCAATATAAGGATTTACCATTCTTTAAATCAACATCTGAGTATATACGTAGAAACTGGGAAGAATTTGAGACCACGGGTGAGATAACGTGCCCTATCTCTAATTATGTTTTTAAAAAGGATGAATTAGAGGATATGAATCCTCAAAAACTCTTCAACTATATTTTACAAAATATGGAAACAAGCTTGAATATTGAAATTTTATTTCGTATATTTAGGTTGTTGAAGGGGAAGAATACTAAGTTGGTATTATATACTTATGATTCGTTCCTCTTTGATATAGATAATAATGAATTGCCCGTATTGGAGCAAATAAAACAAGTTTTTAATAAATTAAAGTTACAAATTAAAGAAAAAAATGGAAGCAACTACGACTTTACCTAATTATGATTATATTTATGGGGAAGATATACACTCACCCCAAAATATCATAGATTTGAATAATAAATTATTTTGTACGTTTACAACGTTGGAGGATCTTGATTCTTTGGTAAGCGAACTACAATCAAGGTACGATATAATGTACAATAAAATGTTCGTATTGCATGTAAAAAGCAATAACGAATACGTCGTTACATATAATGTAGATCAGGCTAATGTAGCCTCAATCCCAGAGAATACAATCCTAGTACATAGAAAAAAAGATAGCAATACTCTATACACTATAAATGCTTTGAATGAACTTATTAAGCGTTTAAATAATGGTGTAGTAGATACACGTTTTAGAATAAATTGGCAACACTATAAAAACACAATTTTACTTACTCAACAAAACGAGTTAAAAGAGTTAAAGACAAAAATTCACACAATTATTGAACTTTAATTTGGAGTGAAAAGATAAGGTTATTACATTTAGTTACAAACAATAAATTAGTTATAAACATGGATTTAGACGTAATCAAAAAGCGACTAGAGGCGCTTGAAAAACCATCCTCTGGAAACAATAACAATGGTAAATCATTGTTCTGGAAACCAACAGTAGGTAAACAAACAATTCGTATTGTTCCTTCTAAGTTTAACAAATCAACTCCATTTAGTGAATTATATTTTCATTATGGTATTGGAAAGCCTGTAATGATCTCTCCAATTAACTTTGATGAGAAAGACCCACTAGTAGAGTTTGCTAAACAACTTCGTAAAACAGACCAACCTGAGAACTGGAAATTGGCTAAAAAGCTCGAACCAAAAGTTCGTTATTTTGCTCCTATTATAGTTCGTGGTATGGAAGATGAAGGTGTTAAAATTTGGCAATTTGGTAAAGAGCTATATTCATCATTCTTACAAATGGCTATGGATGAGGAAGTAGGCGATTTTACTGACGTAGTTTCAGGACGTGATATTAAACTTACTACAGTAGGACCAGAAGTAACAGGTACTAAGTACAATAAAACTACTGCTGCTCCTTCAATGAAGCAAACCCCACTAGATAGTGATGCTGCTAAAGTAGAAGGTTTCTTAACTAACCAAGTAGAACCAAAAGGGGTATTTAAGCAAATTCCTTATGATGAAATGAAATCAAACCTAGAGTCTTGGTTGACTCCTGAAGATGCACCTCAAGAAGGCGATATCATTGATGATGAAAAACCAACAGAGGAAACTAATTACTCACTTAACACATCAACTGAAAACGTTAAGCAAACCAAACTTGATAAGTTTGATAGTTTGTTTGAGGATGATAAAGAAGATGATTTACCGTTTTAATTATGCCTAGGAAAGCAAGTAAATCTTTAACTGCAGCTGTGTCTGCTGAACTTAAATCTAATTTTGATCTTAATAATTTTAAGAATAAAAAGGGTTTAGGGGGTAATGTTAAATTTAAACCCCAACAATGGATCCCTCTTTCTGAAGCATTTCAAAAAGTAACCTCTGTACCTGGTATTCCAATGGGACACGTATGTCTCCTAAGAGGTCACTCTGATACGGGCAAAACCACAGCCTTGATTGAGGCTGCGGTTTCTGCTCAAAAAGCAAAAGTACTACCTGTATTCATTATTACTGAGATGAAATGGAATTGGGAACACGCAATGCAAATGGGTCTTGATGTTGAAGAAATATGGGACCCTGAAACTGGTGAATTACTAGATTATCAAGGTGATTTTATCTACGCTGATCGTGAAACTCTTCATACAATTGAAGACGTGGCTGCTTTTATTTTAGATCTATTAGACGAACAGAAAAAAGGTAATTTACCATTTGATTTAATGTTCTTGTGGGATTCAATTGGATCAGTCCCTTGTCAAATGTCTGTTGAAAAGAAGAAAAACAACAACGAATGGAACGCGGGTGCAATGTCAACTCAATTTGGTAATGTAGTAAACCAAAAAGTTGTAATGTCTCGTAAAGAATCTTCACCTTATACTAATACACTTGTTGCTATTAATAAGGTATGGACTGCTAAACCAGAAACACCTATGTCAATGCCTAAATTGATGAATAAAGGTGGTTTTACAATGTGGTATGATGCAACCTTTGTAGCAACATTTGGTAATATTTCAAATGCGGGTACCTCCAAGATTAAAGCAATTAAGGATGGTAAACAAGTAGAATTTGCTAAACGTACTAACCTACAAATTGATAAAAATCACATTAATGGTGTTACTACTAGAGGTCGTATTATTATGACTCCACACGGATTTATAGAAGACAATGATAAATCACTAAAAGCCTATAAAAATGATCATGCCAAAGAATGGGCTGCGATCTTAGGTGGTGGTAATTTTGATATTATCGAAGAAGTAGACGAAGCTACCCCAGAAGTAGCATATACCCAAGAACCAGATTAAATTATGGCAAACAACGATTTATTAGAGCTCCTCAATAACATGGATAAGGAGCCGGAGATTCCCTCCTCACCACATGAAAGAGTTTTATTTATTGACGGTCTAAATCTATTTTTTAGAAACTTTGCAATGTTAAACATTGTCAACCAACAAGGTGTTCACGTAGGTGGATTAGGTGGATTTATTCGTTCATTGGGGACTCTAATAAATGCTATCCAACCCACCTCTATGTATATTATTTTTGATGGAGAAAATTCATCAATGAATAGAAAAAACGTTCTCTCAGAATATAAGGCAGGCCGTCATCAGTCTCGTATTACTAACTGGGAGATTTTTGAGAATGTAGGAGATGAACACGATGCTAAATTAGATCAAATTGTAAGATTAATCGATTATTTGAAGTGTCTCCCTGTTAAAACCATAGCCCTTGATAAAGTAGAGGCCGATGATATTATCGCGCATTTAGCCACAAAAATCACCCAAGATAACGATAACTCAAGGGCATTTATTGTATCAAGTGATAAAGATTTTATCCAATTAACTAGCAATAAAATTTGTGTGTATCGTCCTATTGAAAAGGACTATTATACACCTGAGACAGTAGTGAATAAATTTAAAGTATTACCTGAGAATTTTATTCTTTACAAAGTTTTAATGGGTGACGCCTCTGATAAAGTTCCTGGGATTAAAGGTTTAGGTGAGAAAAAATTACATAAATTATTTCCCGAATTAAATGAACGTAAGTTAACTTTAGATGACATAATTGAGATTGCAGGGGAAAAACATAAAGAGCATGTTATCTATTCTCGTGTAGTATTTGAAGAAGGTAATCTTCGCAAAAACTATAAAATTATGGATTTACATAATCCTATGATAGATGAATTAGAAAAAAACTATTTAAATGAACAGATAGAAGTAAACCCACCCGTGCTAAATCCAAAAGCATTCCTTACATTTTATCAAGAAGATGGGTTACGCCATCTAATTAAAAACCCAGAGTTTTGGGTTAATAACCAGTTTCAATCTTTAAATAGTTATATTAATGACTCTAAGTAGTTTAAATAAATACGGACCAGCATTTCAAATTAAGGTTATACATTCTTTATTAGAACGTAAAGAATTCTTAATTAATATTCATGATATACTGGATTCTAGTTATTTTGATAATCAAGCACATAAATGGATTATAGATGAAATTCTAAAATATTATTCAAATTATCATACTACTCCTACTCCTGAGGTATTAAAATCTGAATATGAAAAAGTTACTAATGATGTTTTAAAAGTCTCTATTAGAGAACAACTTAGAGATGCCTATAAAATAGTAGCAACAGATTCAGAATATATTGAAACTGAGTTTTCTTCTTTCTGTAAGAATCAACAACTAAAAAAAGCACTCCTAGGCAGTGTCGACTTACTCCAGGCTGAAGATTACGATTCAATTAGAGGATTAATTGATAACGCTCTTAAAGCAGGAATGGATAAAAATATTGGACATGAGTACATGAAAGATATTGAAACACGTTATAGAGAAGAACAACGTATTACCATTCCAACCCCATGGCCCCAATTTAATGAAATACTACAAGGTGGGCTTGGAAATGGTGATTTTGGTTTAATTTTTGGTGGTCCGGGTGCTGGTAAATCTTGGTCATTAGTTGCTTTAGCAGGCCATGCTGTAAAGATGGGNTATAATGTTGTTTATTATACATTAGAATTAGGTGAAGATTATGTAGGTAGAAGATTTGATGCCCATTTCACCCAAATCCCAGCCAACGAGATTACGATGCATAAGAATAAGGTTGAAGAAGTTATGGCTAAGTTACCTGGGAATCTTATTATTAAAGAATTCCC